AAGTGGAGCATATTGCTGTTGTGCCATCTCTGCCTGAGACAGTGCACCGCCACCCATTGCCATCAACCTATCTTGATAGGCTTTGAGTTCTGGTGAGATTGTGTATTGGGCACTTGATAGATTGCCAGATGGATCAAATCCAAACTGAGATGCTCCAAATCGAGTGGTTACTCCAACTGGGCGAAACTTTGCCGCTTCAGCAGCAATTCGTGCCGCCTCAAGTTGTGCTTGTGCAGAGGCATTTGCCGCATCACGGGCGGAATTGCCACCCATAATGCCGCCAAGTAAACTTCCTCCCGCCATTACTGCTGGTGCTATCCAAGACATATTATTCTCCTTCAATCAAAATAGAGTCCACTTTAGACGGGTCTTTCTCGTCAGTGGCATGAACACAATACCAAACTACATCGCTGATGGCCTTAACGCCATGATTCTCACCAGCCTTTATCTCAACACAAGCAGGTGCTTCAAAAATCTGAATATCACCCTCTTGAACAACCACAACCTTACCCTTGGCAAGAATACCAAAATGGGAATAGTTGTGTTTATGTTGCAACAGCATTTGACCCGCACCTATGTGCGTTTCCTTTGCATATACACCATCAGTGAAGTGATGAAGAATCATGTTTACTCGTACAAAATGTTGATGGTTCCAGCATCAAAGGTATCTGTACCATTGGCTGTAGTTATACGAACACGATCCAATGTTCCTGAAAGCGTTTTATTCCCAGAGTGATACCCACCAGTTGATGAGTCAGTTCTTCCAATTACTCCAGATGAAGTGAATATATTGCTTCCAAGCGAACAAAGAAATAAATGTCCACTTCTTGTATTCCCAGCAGCAGTAGATGCAGAGATTAAAAATCCAGCAGTTGAACTTGAGGATACAGAGTCAAAGCAAGTGGATAAATATCCTGTTGTGTCAACAGAGCCACTACCAATTTGAATTAACAAATTTGATCCACCATTGGTGCTTACGCCACTAAGCATCACAGTGACTCGTTTTACCCAAGATGGAATACCAGTGAAATCAATGCTTGTTCCACTGCTAGATACTTGAGCAGAGGCAGAACTAATCACGCTTGCACCCATAACTGGTGTACCACCAATGCTAGGACTTGTCAGCGTCTTGTTTGTCAGTGTCTGTGTGTCAGTTGTGCCAACTACAGTGCCAGATGGAGCAGTTTTTCCAGCCCAAGTATCTAGGTCAGCATCCCAAGCCTGGACATTTGTCCCAATAACCAACCCAAGATTAGTACGAGCATTGGCGGCAGTAGATGCACCAGTTCCACCATCAGCAATAGCAATGTCTGTTATTCCAGTAATGGTTCCCGCTGAAATTGTGGCAGTTGCTATGACTGCATTTGCAATGGTTGTCGTACCAGTATGAGTTCCACTAGCAGAGTCTGACTTAGTGGCTATTGCAGTCTGAATATTATTGAACTCAGTATCAATCTCAGTACCTTTAACAATCTTTAAAGCATTACCAGAAGACAAGGCATCTTTAGTGGCAAAGTTGGTTGATTTTGTGTAATTGGACATTATGCTTCCTTTAACTTACTTTGCCATTTTTGGCTTGAATTTCAATCTTTTGAATAGATAAAGCAGACCCATTTATGTCTGTTTCATATCCTGTTTGGACAACTTTACCACTTCCTGATGCCGAAACAGTTAAGGTTTGCAATGCAACACCATCAGAGTATTGAGCAACTACAGTGGCATTAGCGCCATACTCAGCAATACCATAATATGACTCGCCTTGCGTTGGAATTAAATCATCAGCAGACAAGTAATTTGTCTTAAAGTCAAATCCCCATTTAAAGGTAACAGTCTGGTTTGTGCCGCCAATAACCACAATAGACAGCTTCTTCAAAATAGAAGTTTGGTTCTGATTACCAAGGTCTGCATGGTTCGTGTAATACAACATACGATAAGCAGATTGGTAGTCTTGATAACCGCTATACAAGCCAATATATCCATTCTTGCCTATGTACAAACTACCATCACGCCTAGATAAAAAAGCCGTTGGTGTTATAGAGTCCCAAGTCGTTGCTCTTGCCGCACCATCAGGCAAATATGCTTTGGTATCAAAACAAAATACAGCACCTATAGATGGGGTCGTCAACAAGTAAAACGCTTCACGCTCAGAATATACAGACTTGATGTTTGCCAATGTCTCACCAGCAATTACAGTCATCAAGTCATTACGAATGTTCTTAGACAAGTCTCTTTCAGGTGAAGACTTTTCTTGAATCGTTCTCATCAAAGAACGAACACCAGAGTTAGACAAGAAAAGCACATCAGTGCTGGTAGTCTGAATACTGTCCCTTGCAATGCAACCAATACCTTCAACAGTGTCACTCAATGACATAGATGCTGGTGTAGTGGCATTTTGATAAATCAGAATTTGACGCTTGCCAAAGATAAACAAGAAACCATTGTGTGCGGCAAGACCTGTGATCTCATCAGCACCATTAGCCCATACACGATCTACATTTAATGAACCTGATGTGCCCGTTGACCAAACATGACCAGCAATTAGGTCTGAGAAAGAAACTGTTGCGTTGTTAGTTGTAGTGTTTGCCACCCACAATCTACCAAAAGCAGAGATCGCAATATTGGCATCAGGCACAGTGCCTACATAACCCGTCTTTTCTGACACCCTACGAAATGTTGTAGTGCTAACAGCAGGGTCATAAATCAAAGGATTGTGACCAGACTGAAAGAAGTATGTGATGTTGTTTAAAGATGCTGCTTGCCAATTACTTGCGGTTATGGTTGGTGCTGTACCACCACCACCATAAGTAAGTTCTACAACAGCATTAGACCCATCAAGTTTAAACAACTTGTTGTTACCAGCAAACAATACAGTTAAAGTGCCATCAGCTTGAATTAACTCATGGATGACCTTAACGTCATTAGCGCCTAAATTTCCACTAGAGGAATTAACCCTTGAAAAACCTTTGCGTGAACCCATACGACCATATTGGTCAATGATGCAATTTGTCGCAACCAAAGCAAATCCAGCAGCAAGATCAAGAGGTGAATCTTGCGTATTCAGCCCATAAAGTGCTGGCGCTGAAATGCTAAAGGTTTGTATTTGTTGACTCATATCGCAACAAACTCCTGATTCTCAGGATAGCGAGTGCCTTCCAAGGCAATGTAGTCAGACAACATTCCCTTATATAACTGATATGCCTCAGATGAAGTCAATCCACCATCTTCACCACGCTCTATCAAAGCACGAGCATAAGCATTCTGAGCCACTAAAGTGTCAGCAACAGAAACAACAGTTGCATCTGATGACAATGTGGCTTGTGGCACTGTCAAGGCAAACTTGATTGTGTAAACACCATCTGGTATTGGGTATAGATTCACCTTGGTGTCGTAACTACCATCAACACCATCAAAAGCAAATTCTGTGGGTATTGAATTGACAAGTGGCGTAAAGTTTAGCTTGCGGTTCATGTCTACAAAGCTGATGTTTATGAGTCCAACATTGCTTGTGGTATTGATGACATCCATCACTTGAAACTTTTGACCAGCACCTGTCAAAGAATAAGTTGGTGTGGATGCTGATGTAGTAACTGTAATAGTTTGACCTAAAACATTCCAAGCAAAAGCATCTTCAATCTGACGCTTGGCATCATTAACAAACTTGCCAATTAGGGAAGAATAAGAGGTTTCGGAAACAGTAGAAACTGTTGTCTCACGCAACCTTACGAGTACATCGTTTACAAGTTCAAGGTAGGTCATGCTCTAGTCAACCCTTCTTCTTCAAATGTTGCTATAAAACTAAATGTGCTTCCTGCTTCAGTAGTTATTTTTAACTTATCGCCTTCTTCAAAAACAATGTAGGCATTGCCATCAAACTGCAAATACGTTTTTGATGTGAAATTGTATTCAGTCAATATATCAAGGGTTGTACTAGCACTTGCGTCAAACCACTGAACAGTTATATGCTTGGTAGAGCCGCCTGTGTTGTGTATATACATGACGGTAAATTTGGCGTAATAGCCAGTCGGACAGGTATAGACTGTTGTGTCTACTGCCGCTGTAGGACTAACACCAACTGATAATGCTCTCATTTCGCTTTTGCCTTGTTCCTTGCGGATATAGCTTTAGCTTTTGCCTTTGCGTCAGCCTTGGAGTTTGCACCCCATGCCTTTAGCGAAAGAAGCAGTCTCGTTGGTTCACCATTCTTGAACTCAGGGCCATCCATGTTGCCCATTCGAGCCAAGAAACTTGCTCTACGGGGATTGTCCCCTGATTTGACAGGAGGTTTTAAGTCCCCGCCAGTTGCCGCATTATAAGATGATCTGCCCTTGGCATTCAAGCCGCCTTTTGGATTTTGACCAGCTTTTGTTTGCCAAACAGGAGATTTCATCTACTTCACCTTTTTAACCTTCTTTGCAGTCTTTGCAGCTTGTTTAAAGTCAGCGGCAGTAGGCGCACCCTTGGCCCCTACCTTACGCATCTTCTCGCCAGAACCTTCAGCTATGCGCTTACGCTTTGCTGCGATGTTGGAATAAAGTCCAGGCTTCATTTCTTGGCCTTCTTCTTAGGTTTTGCCATTCCAGCCTCAGACAAGGCAATTGCAATAGCTTGCTTGCGGGAAGTCACTTCTGGCCCCTTTTTAGACCCAGAATGCAGAGTGCCCTCTTTGTACTCACGCATGACTTTGCCAACCTTTTTAGCCGCCTTGGTCATTTTCATGGCAATTCCTTAGTAAACAATCTTGGCTGTAATCGTTCCAGTGACATAAACAGTGCAGTTGGCTCGTAGATATGTCGGTGCATTTGCAATGGTTATGATGCCATTAGCTGTCAA